GCGCGGGTCTCCGGCGCCGCACACCTCTCGTAGCCTGCTCCAGCCCGCCCCCCTAAAATAAATCTCGCAGGATTCGACCGAAACGACCGAACGGGCTTGACAGTGTCGCTAGCGCTAGCTATATTGGTAGCATGAGTATCAAGGAGAGCGAGATGAAGATCAAAGAGATCGTGATCGTGAAAAAGGGTGAGCTGCACCGTCCGAGCGGTACCGCGATCGTCGTCGGATCCCTCGCCGGACCCTACCCGAGTCTCGCTGCGGCGCTGCGGGATCTGTACGTCGGTCAGGCATATCGCACACACGCTGGCGTGCTGTACGCCGAGGAGTCCGACCAGTCCTCGTAGCCTGCTCCAGCCCGCCACCGGCGGGCTGCATGGAGGCTGCGATGGGGGCTGAGATGTCCGACCGCGAGCGCGACCTGCGCAGGTACGGCGATACCGCCCTCTCACTCGCCAGCTGGATCCAGATGTACGGGCGCGGCCGAGCGCGCACGATGGCCCTGGAGTGCCTCCAGCAGTGCCCGCCACTGGCTTTCTGCGATGGGGAGGGTGCGTCCTATCTCTGGCGCTCCGGCGTGGCGCTTGCCTTGCATGACGCCTTCGGCGGGGTCCGGGCATGACGCCCTACGATCCCGAGACCGACGACGACCTTTGTGGCTGCGGGCACTCGCGCTATCACCACGACGACGGCGAGGGCGCGTGCCTCGACTGCACCTGCTCGGAGTGCGACGCGGCGCAGACGACCTTGACACCCGACAGCCACCGCTAGTACGATCCGGGCGTGCCCGCCGTCCCTCATTCGGCCCCCGACATCCGGCCGCAGCTGGGGCGGACGCCATGAGGACGCTGGTGCTCTCGCTGTTCCCTGGCATCGGCCTACTCGACCGCGCATTCGAGGCGCGAGGGTTCTGCGTGGTGCGCGGGCCCGACGTTCTGTGGGGTGGCGACATCCGCACCTGGCATCCGCCCCCCGGGAGGTTCGATGGCGTGATCGGGGGCCCCCCCTGCCAGGCGTTCTCGACACTCGCCAACCTCGTCCGGGCGAAGGGCCACGAGCCGCGGTTCGGGAACTTGATCCCCGAGTTCGAGCGGTGCGTGGCCGAGGCGCAGCCGGCGTGGTTCCTGATGGAGAACGTGCGGGGGGCGCCCGTGCCCGCGGTGGCCGGGTATGCCGTGTCGTCCTTCACGGTCGGCAACGAGGCGATCGCGGGTGACGACGCCCTCGGCCAGGCGCAGGAACGCGTGCGGCGGTTCAGCTTCGGGATGCGAAACGGCCAGGTCGTGGATCTCCGGAAGTACATCCAGCTCGCGGCGTTGATGCTGCCGCGGACCTCCGGCGCTGTGACGCAGACATACATCAACAACAGCGAGCAGGCGAAGCGGCGAACGCCCACCGTGGCTGCGGCGCACTCGGGCGCAAAGAGGCGGCCCAGGGGCGACCATCTCGTCGTCTACCAGTGGCAGCGCATGCTTGAGCTGCAGGGCTTGCCGCCAGACTTCCTTGCGGATGCACCGTTCACGGCCGAAGGCAAGCGCAAGGCGGTGGCGAACGGCGTGCCCTTGCCGTTGGGCCGAGCGATCGCGCGCGCGGTGCGCGACGCTATCGCGGCGGATCCGTTGACATCGGGCAGCAACCGCTAGTACGCTGCTGACGTGCCCGTGGCCGCCCGTCCAACCTCTGACGATCAGCTCGCGGACGAGGTCGCACGCTTTTTCGCGGACCCGCTCGGGTTCGTGCTCTTCGCGTACCGGTGGGGCGAGCCCGGGGCGCTCGAGGGCCACGACGGGCCCGACACCTGGCAGCGGAAGTTTCTCGAGGGCATTGGCGCCGAGGTCAAGCGCGCGGGGTTCGACGGGCTGACGCCGGTCGCACCGATCAGGCGCGCGGTGGCGTCAGGCCAAGGGCCGGGGAAAACGACAATGTGCGCGTGGCTCGTGGACTGGATCATGAGCACACGTCCACAAGCGCGTGGCACCATCACCGCCAACACGTTCACGCAGCTTCAGACGAAGACCTGGGCTGCGATCAAGGAGTGGACGTCGAGGTGCATCACTGCGCACTGGTGGGTGATCGGCGACCAGCGGATGTATCACAGAGACTTCAAGGACTCCTGGTTCTGTGCGCCGCAGTCGTGCCGTGAGGAAAACAGTGAGGCATACCACGGCCAACACGCCGCGACATCCACCAGCTTCTACATCTTCGATGAGGCGAGTTCGATCAGCAGCAAGATCTTCGAGGTGGCCGAGGGCGGACTCACAGACGGGCAACCGATGATCTTCATGTTCGGCAACCCCACGCGCAGCGTAGGGAGCTTCCACAACGCAGCGTTCGGTCATGACCGCGGACGCTGGCACCCGACGGTGATCGACTCGCGCGAGTCTCGGCTGACGAACAAGGTGCAGATCGCGGAGTGGGAGCAGGAGTTCGGCGAGGACTCGGACTTCTTCCGCGTTCGCGTCCGCGGCATTCCGCCGCGGGCGAGCGATGCGCAGTTCATCGACCACGAGCGTGTACTGCAAGCGCAACGACGTCAGGTTGTGGTGCTGCCCGACGAGCCGCTGGTAGTCGGGTGCGATCTTGCGTGGGGTGGCGAGGACGACAACGTGATCCGGTTCCGGCGTGGGTTCGACGCGCGGTCGATTTCTCCGATCCGGATCAAGGGCGAGTTCACCCGCGACCCGGCGGTGCTCGTGAACCGGCTGGCGGATGTGCTGTCGCGCACGTGGGACGAGCATCCGGTGGCGGCGCTGTTTCTGGACAGTGCGGGGATCGCGGGCCCGGTGGGCGCGCGGCTCCGGGCGCTTGGGTTCCGCCAGGTGCGCGAGATCAACTTCGGCTCGGACAGTCCGGACCCGAAGTGCCGGTACTATCGCGACTACATGTGGCAGCAGATGAAGGAGTGGCTGCTCCAGGGCGCGATCGACACGAGCGCGGAGCTCGAGAGCGACTTGATCGGCCCCGGCGTGCGACCCGACCCGCGTCAGCAGCGCGTGTGGCTCGAGAGCAAGGAGCAAATGAAGGGACGGGGTGTAGACTCTCCAGACGATGGGGACGCCTTGAGCCTCACGTTCGCTGCGCCGGTGGCAGTCGTCAAGCGGCCGGAGCCTCGCGTGAAACAGCCTGGGTCCTGGATGGGGGTGTAGCGTGGCCAAGCCGCGGCGCGTAGAGAGCGAGGGCCCGTCGGTGGCGGACAAGGCGATCCTCGATGAGGCCAAGAAGCGCTTCAAGCAGGCGATGGCTGCTGAAGCCAAGCAACGCGACCGCGAGAAGGAAGTTCTGCGCTTCCAGGTCGGCGAGTACCAGTGGGATGCTGCTGCGCGCGATGCCCGCGAGGGTGCAGGTGGTACGCAACCCAAGCGCCCGATGCTGAGCATTCCCAAGACCCGACAGCCGCTCAACCTTGTACGCAACCAGTTCCGCGCGAGTCAGCTGGGCATCAACATCCATCCGAAGAACGAAACCTCGAGCAAGGAGGGTGCCGAGATCCGCCAGGATCTGATCCGCACGATCGAAGCGGATGGCGAAGGCGCCGAGAACGTGCTGTTCTGGGCGATGGATCGCGCGCTGCAATGCGGGTCGGGAGCGTTCCGGATCCGGAACGTGTGGGACGAGGAGACGCAGGATCCGCTGGACCAGAAGCTCATCTTCGAGCGGATCTTCGACCAATCCCTGGTGCTGTTCGATCCCGTGGCGCAGCGTGCCGATCGTAGCGATGGCCGGTTCGCGTTCGTTTTGACGTGGGTACCGCTGGACGACTTCAAGGAACAGTTTCCGAACGCGAAGACCGATTATGGCGACGACCAGGTGTTCGAGGACTTGCGTCTGGCCGAGCCGGAATGGGTGACGGGAGACCTAGACACCAAGGCCGTGCTCGTCGCCGAGTACTTCCGCAAGGAGAGCAAGACGCGCCGCTACGTCACGCTCGACGATGGGTCTTCTGGCTACGACGACGAGCTTCCGGCCGGTCGATTGGTGCAGCCTGACGGTCCCTCACGCGACATGCAGGCGACCAAGATCCTGATCCACAAGCTGACAGCGGCGGAGGTGCTCGAGACCGACGTCTGGCCCGGGAAGCGCTACATCCCGCTGGTGCCGACGATCGGCGAGGAGCTACAGCCGTTCGACGGCGAACGTCGGCGTCAGGGTCTCGTGGGGCCCGCGATGGATGCATGCCGGGGCTACAACTACGCGGTAACGACCGCGATCGAGATCACGGCGCTCGAGCCGAAGGCGCCGGTGGTGGGCTGGGAGGGTCAGTTCGCTGGGCACGAGCACAAGTGGGATACGGTCAACACGCACAACTGGAGTTACCTCGAGGTTCGGCCGACGCTGCTGGATGGTCAACCGGCGCCATCGTTGCCACAGCGACTCCAGGCGGACACGTCGAAGCTGGGGATGGCGCTCCAGCTTGCGCAGCAGATGGACAACGACATCCAGTCCTCCACGAACATCACCGACGCTGCGCTGGGTCGGTTCGAAGCGCGACGTCAGTCGGGGAAGGCGATCGAGCTGCTTCAGAATCAGGCGGACTCGAGCACCAGCGGCTACATCCAGAACATGAAGCTGGTCAGCATGCCGCTCGCTGCACGGATCCTGCTCGATGCGATGCCTGTGGTCTACGACCGGCCGGGACGGATTGCCCAGGTGATCGACGCTGAGCTACGCCCGCGCCCGATCATGCTCGGGAAGCCGTTCACGATCGACCGTACGACGGGGATGCCAATCGAGTCCCGGGAAGGCGTGGAAGGGGCGAAGCACTACGACCTGAAGCAGGGTGCGTACGGCGTGACGGTGAACATCGGCAAGGCGTACCAGAGCCGGCAGCAACAGGGTCAGGAACAGCTTGCGCAGATGATCCAGGCGGCACCTGAGATGCTGACCGTGTTCGGGGACATCTGGGCGCGGTTCCTCGACGTGCCCGGTAGCCAGGAGCTCGCCGGGCGGCTGTTGAAGGTG